TAGAGATACAACGAAGAGTGACTACAAATATTTTCTTGGAGTTGTATCTGATTCGATAGGCAAGGATAAGTTTGTAGGCTTTACATCTAGGAAAGCTAAGTGGGCATACGAGGATTGGGTCAGGCGTGGTGTCAGCTTCGCTAACCATGTAGCTACCTGTGCATCTAGAGTGTTTAACTATGCCATAGAGATGGAGTATGCCATGCAGAATCCCTTCACTAGTATCAAGCGTAAGCCTGAGATCAAACGCAAGGTAGTCTGGAAGCATGAGGATGTACTCAAGTTTCTTGATGTGGCATATTCAGACTTTACGACACGTAACATTGGGTTAATTATACAGATGACATACGAATGGTGTCAGAGAATAGGAGACATGCGTACTCTACGTTGGTCTAACCTAGACTTTGAGAATAAACTACTGACACTGGAGCAGAGTAAGCGTAGAGCAGAGGTATTTCTACCCATATCAGATGACCTGATGGCAATGTTACAGGATCAGCATGAAGACTTTGGCTTTCAAGAGTATGTAGCTCCTCATATAATGCCTGTACATGGCGTGTATCATCCTTATGCGATGCAAAGGTTCTCGAAAAATGGAAGGGCTGTCATGCGTAAAGCTGGGCTGTCTGAGAGCCTACGATTAATGGACTTACGTAGGACAGGAGTAGTACAGATGGTGGATAAGGGCGTACCTTTACCTAATATTATGTCAGTGACAGGACATGCTAATGTTGCATCTGTGAAACCCTATTTAAAAAATACATACACTTCTGCAAATGAAGCCTTGACACGTAGAAATGTATCTGTACAATCGAACACTGTGAGTAACATTGAAAGTGATACATAATGAATATTAATAAATTACTAAATGATATAACACTTATAAATGGTGACACTAAAAGAATGGATTGTCCTGAGTGTAATGGTAAGAGAACATTTACTATCACGAATAATATGGGATCTATTGTATGGAACTGTTACAAAGCAGGGTGTACTGTATCAGGAGGTAGACGTGTACACCTATCCAGTGATGACATACGTAAGTCACTGGGTAAGACTGTATCAGAGACTAGGGGTATACCTAAGTTTGATAAACCTGAGTGGCTAGTACGTGACTCAGATAAGATTGCACCCTACTGTGAAGAGTGGGGGTTAGATGCAGAAGAACTTGGCCTGTTGTATGACGTGAAGGAACACAGAGTTGTCTTTCCAGTGATGCATAATGGTCACACTGTAGATGCTACAGGCCGTAGTCTGGGTAAAAGATTACCTAAGTGGAAACGCTATGGAAAGAATGTCTTGCCATATGCTCACGGCTATGGTAGTGTCGCAGTAGTTGTTGAAGACTGTGTGAGTGCCGCTGTTATTGGTAGTCATGTATATGTAGGGGTTGCAGTGTTGGGTACATCTCTATCAGAATCGCACAAGAGGTATCTCGCACAGTTTTCAACGGCAGTAATAGCACTAGACCCAGATGCCCTACCGAAGACACTGCAATTTGCTAAAGAACTAAGAGGATACGTAGATACAGTACGTGTCCTGAGACTGAACGATGACTTGAAATATAGAAACCCTGATGACCTACATAACTTAACACGCATAGGAGAACAAGAATGGAACTGAGTTTAATAAGAAGCCTGATGGACAAAGACTTTTACGATGAACATCGTGGAGCTAGATGTCCTAACAGACTATTCAGCAAAGATGTACGCAAGATAAAGGAAGCAGTCGATGCGGCAATGGACAGGTATGAACGCACAGTTACACCTGCTGAGATAGAATCACTATTCATGTCGAACAATCCGACAATGACTACGGCACAGAAGCAGGCATACAGTACGTTGTTTACACAGATAAACAGTAAGCCACCGCTAGGTAATGACATAGCACAGGAAGTATTATCCAAGCTATTCCAACAGGTAGTCGGTGAGGACATAGCTAATCTAGGCTTTGACTATGTGAATGGTGACAAGACAAGCCTTGAACCTTTACGTAATCTACTGGAACAGTATGCCGATGACTTCACGCCTGACCTGACGATACAGTGGGATGACATTGACGTTGAGACTTTACTATCAAAGAATGATCTCGAAGCACGTTGGACATTTAACATACCTACTCTGACACGTAAGTTAGAGGGTGTGAATGACGGGCATTTAATTGAGATAGGTGCTAGACCTAACACAGGTAAGACATCTTTTCATGCGTCACTGGTGGCATCACCTAATGGGTTTGCACATCAGGGTGCTAAGTGTATCATACTCTGTAACGAAGAAGGTTCTCACCGTGTTGGTGCTAGGTATCTGACTGCGGCTACAGGCATGACCATGCAGGAGATTAAACAAGACCCTGCCAAGGCGAGAGACAGATACGCATCTGTAAAACAGAACATTAAAATATATGATGCAAGCAACCGTGACATGGCATGGGTTGAGAGTGTCTGTAAGTCTTACAAACCTGACATCGTTATCTTAGATATGGGTGACAAGTTTGCTAGGACAGGAGGCTTCAGTCGTACTGACGAGGCACTCAAGGCTAATGCCATACACGCTAGGCAGATAGCTAAACAACATAGCTGTGCTATATTCTATATGTCACAGTTGTCTGCTGATGCAGAGAATAAGGTGGTACTCAATCAGGCCATGATGGAAGGCTCACGTACAGGTAAGGCGGCTGAAGCTGACCTGATGATACTGATAGCTAAGAACCCACCAGTAGAAGGGCAAGAGGAAGAGGATACGATGCGTCACCTGAACCTAGTTAAGAATAAACTGTCAGGCTGGCATGGTATTATCCATTGCGAATTGGAATACAAAACAGCGAGGTATGTAGCATGACAAGGGTAAGAACGAGAGTAGACTTAATTAATAAGAAGGTACTAGAACTATACAACAAACCTAAAGAAGGAGATGTGTATATAATAGCAAACAAGGCATGGGATGGCTGGGTAAAGATAGGTATGGCACTTGATGCAGAGGATAGATTACATAGTTATCAGACATCAAGCCCACACAGAGACTACGTTTTGATACACAAGGAGTTCTTTATTGACAGGCGTAGAGCAGAGGCACAGGCACACCTAGAGGCAAGCAAGGTCGCTTCAGAACACAACTCTGAATGGTTTAAGTTAGATAATTATACTGCCATTTTAATATTAAAGGGTCTTGACAAGGCAGTACCTGATGAAGTAAAAAGATTAACAGGAGCCTTTCACCCTAAAGATGAACACGGATATTATAAATAGTAAAAAGGAATCACCAACATGATTACAATCCTTGACGTAGAGAACACAGTCACAAAGAGAAATGGCAAGATGCACCTTGATCCATTCGAACCAGAGAATACATTGGTTATGGTGGGGATGCTAGATGGTACTGGACACGAGCAAATTATAACTTTTGACCACACAGAGCATCCCCCCACATTAAATGGCAGACAGATAGTACAGGATAAACTTGACCTCACCACACGCCTTGTCGCACACAATGCCGCACACGATTTGATGTGGCTGTGGGAGTCAGGCTTTACCTATGAGGGTGAGGTGTTTGATACTATGCTAGGTGAGTACATATTACAACGAGGACAGAAAGAACCTCTATCACTAGAAGCATGTGCTGAACGTCACCAGTTACATACACAGAAGCAAGACACATTAAAAGAATATTTTAAACAGGGATTAAATGTTGCAGAAATACCACACAATGAACTGTCTGAGTATCTATCTGCTGACTTACATGCGACACAACAGTTGTTCAGAGAGCAGGACAGGCAGTATACTTATGGTACAGGCAGGACACTTGTAGATACAATACGTCTGACGAACCAGTTAGCTGTACACCTAGCACGTATATATCAACGTGGGTTCAAGGTAGACATGGATGCACTGGATGAAGTACGTGTAGAGTTTGAGACTGAGAAGACTGAACTTACTAAACAATTAGAGGAACAGGTACAGGAACTGATGGGTGACAGACCTATCAATCTGAACAGCCCAGAGCAGTTGTCTTGGGTTATATACAGCCGTAAGGTATGCGATAAGAAAGTATGGGCTGAAGCATATGAGGATCGTGTATCCGACAGGCAACATCTAGCCAACGTAAGACAGATGACATTACCCCTGCACAAACAATACGCTGTCGTCTGTACTCAGTGTATGGGTCATGGTTGGATACGTAAGAAGCGTAAGGATGGCTCACCCTACAAAAACACAAACAAATGTCCTGAGTGTGATGGAGCAGGGTATCTGTACCGTGATAGAAAAGAGTTAGCTGGGCTGAAGTTCAATGCACCAGATGCTAAATGGGCAAGTGCCAATGGCTTCAGTACAAGCAAAGACAATCTCGTATACTTAGAAGGTATAGCTAGATCTCGTGGCATGTATGATGCAGAGGTGTTTCTACAACGAGTACGTAGACTGTCAGCACTTGATACTTATCTGTCTAGTTTCGTTGAGGGTATAGCTACTCATGTTAAACAGGATGGTAAGCTACACGTAAGACTACTGCAACACAGGACAGGTACAGGCAGGTTATCTGGTGCTGATCCTAATATGCAGAACATGCCCAGAGGTGGTACGTTTCCTGTGAAAAAAGTATTTGTGTCTCGTTGGGATAACGGAGAGATCATGGAGGCTGACTTTGCACAGCTAGAGTTTAGAGTTGCGGCATTCCTCAGTCAGGACAGAACAGCTATCAAAGAAGTATCTACAGGCTTTGATGTGCATAGCTACACAGCTAAAGTTATTACTGAAGCAGGGCAGAATATCTCTCGCCAAGACGCAAAGGCACATACATTTGCTCCTCTCTATGGTGCGTCAGGCTTTGGTCGTACACCTGCCGAAGCTGCATACTATCAACAATTTACCACCAAGTATTCAGGTATAGGTGCATGGCATAAGCGGCTTGCCAAGGAAGTCATTACGACAGGTAATGTTCGCACACCATCAGGTCGTGAGTTTGCATTCCCTTTGGCTACACGTAGAGCGAATGGAAGTATCACATACTTTACTCAGGTAAAGAACTATCCTGTGCAATCCTTTGCTACAGCAGACATCGTGCCAGTATCTCTTATCTATATAGACAAGATGTTACAGGCTAACAAATTACAATCATGTGTCGTTAATACCGTACACGATTCAATCGTGATTGACGTACACCCTAATGAGAAGGAGAAGGTAATACGGATCATCAAGCGTACTAACGAAGTACTGGTTGATATAGTCAATAAGAAGTGGAACATAGACTTTAATGTACCATTATTATTAGAAGCAAAAATAGGGCCAGACTGGTTAAATACAGTTGACGTAACGTAATATATATAAGTGACGTAACGTAACAATTGCCCCACACATCTATATGTGTTATAACTATAGGTGGCTCAACTTCAAGGGAAGGGGGGTTTGGGGGGATGGGTTACATTAAAGTGAGGAGTTACATATGCATATATCACAAGTAGACACTATAATGAAACATTCAGGTGCATCTTTAGATTTCATCCTAGCTTTGGAAGAATACTTACAGAAGCACAATACCTCTTTGCAGGAATTTATGGAGTGGAAAAACTATGAAGATATGTACAGTTTGCAACCAGACCAAGAGTTGTAAGGAGTTCTATAAGAGAAAGAGTTCACCAGATGGTTTTGCAACGCACTGCAAACTGTGTGACAACGAAAAGAAAAGGAAGTGGAAAGAACAGAATAAAGATAGAGCATATAGCACTGACAGAGAACGGCATCTAAGGCACAGGTATGGTATTACCACAGTAGACTACGATGCAATGCTACAAGAGCAAGAAGGTAAATGCGGTATATGTGGAACGTCTGAGAACTATTCTTCCCACAAAGGTAACAGAAAGGATTGGTCATTTGCAGTTGACCACGATCATAACACAGGGCAAGTAAGAGGATTACTTTGTAATAATTGTAATAGAGCATTGGGCCTCTTCAACGACTGTAAAAAAACTTTAGGTGCTGCACTTAAATGGCTTGACACTAAAGACGTGGCATGATATACCTACAATTCTAACAAAGGAGAAATATAAATATGAATCAAATAACAAATTTAGATACAAATAATTATGAAGCAATGGCAAAGGCAATGGGCATGAGTTCACTGGCTGTGCCGACTAAAGAGAAGACTAACTCTCTTGCAAGACTACGCATACATCACACACCTTTAATGGGTCAGGAAGAGATCAAAGGTAAAATGACTAACGTTGAGGTAGTCAGTGGTGGTACATACAAACTGGAGATACCAGAGGGTGAGACATACTACGCTGAGAGTGTAGCTATACGCCCCTTCCTACAGAGGTTTATGTACAAGCGTTTCATTAAAGGTACTGACAGTACACCTAACAGGTATGTCAAGACTATTATGGCAGACAATCTCAACATGGATCTGAAGGATAACGATGGACAGTTTAACTGTGGTAAACCTGCAGGGTACATAGAAGACTTCAAGGCTCTGCCTGAGAAGATGCAGGATCTGATTAGACAGATCAAACGTACTCGTGTACTGTTCGGTACTGTTGACTTAGTTAATCCTGTTGATGCCAATGGTAACTCTGTAGACGTGGAGACTACCCCATTTATATGGGAGGTAGAAAACCGTGATGCATTTAAGACTATGGGTGACGTGTTTAACAAGTTAAATAAAATGAAACGTCTACCTGTACAGCATTATGTAAAGGCAGGAACAGAGGAACGTAAGTTGCCAAATGGTAACTCATTCTATCTGCCTACTGCTGAGTTGGATCTATCCGAAACATTGGATATGGACAAAGACACTCAGGAAAACCTAGCTAACTTCTTAGCTTGGGTAGCTAACTATAATGAATACATTATGGGTGCTTGGAATGAGAACATGCAGAAGCATCAGTCGGTAGACACAGATACTGTCAATGAGTTCATTGATATTGATACTGCTGAGTTAGTATAATGAACCATCCTGCTGAACTGCCAATTCATCAGTACCTTGATAA